GTTATTCAACGATTACTACTATTACTAACACAGCAGCGCCTACTACTTTCACCCGGCTTTCTTATAGTTTGCCGTTAGCGGCGCAGACATCCGCCACTATTATTAGATGGCGGCAGGTTACAAGCAGTGGGGGTACGTCGGACAGTTACGGCATCCGCGATTTCTATTTTGGAACGTCTGGGGTTATTGCGAGCGACACCGTAGCACGGTCCTTGATACGGGAGGGCGCGGTCAGCGAGACAAGTACAGCGGTTGATTCAATAATCGCACGGCTAATCAGGGTAGGGTTGATTAGCGAGACAAGCACTGCCAGTGATGCTGTTGTTACTGTGTTGCGTAGGATTGGCTTGATTTCTGAGACAAGCACCGCAAGCGATTCAATCGCTGCGGGGTTGCAAAGGGTTGGCGCGGTCAGCGAGACAAGTACCGTGTCGGATTCTGCCGCCGCCGGGCTGCAAGCGCTGGGGGCTGTTTCTGAATCGGCCACGGGCAGCGATTCGGTTGCCTCGTTTGTTACCTTTTTATGTGCGCTAATTGAGCAGGCACAGGTATCAGAAAGTGTGTCGGCGCAATTGACGGCGGTTGGGGCGGTCCTTGAGCAGGCTAGAGGGGCGGATCAGGTGTTGGGGGGACTGGTTTTGCTGGGCCAAACAGCAGAGGGCGCGGCGATATTAGACCAAGCTTTGATTCGTTTTTATTGGGAATTAATAGACGACGACCAAACCCCTAACTGGCAAAATGCCTCTAATTCGCAGGCGGCCGGGTGGGCAAATATTGACACATCCACAACTCCCTCGTGGCAAAATGTTTCCAATAACCAAACAAGTGGTTGGGCAACAATTAATACCGCAGCGGACGGAAATTGGAATAATATAAACACTAAACCTGAGTAGCTAGTGAGGAACTAAGATGCCTTCTACCTTTTCGCCCAATCTTAGGATTGAACTCATTCCCTCCGGTGATCAGACGGGTACTTGGGGAAATACAACAAACAACAATCTGGGAACGCTGATTGAGAGCGCTATCTCCGGATATGTTTCCGTTTCAATAACTTCTGCAAATCAAGCCCTTACAGCAACAGATGGGGTTGCGGACGAGGCGCGGAACATGGTGGTTAACCTAACCACTACGACTACTGCCCCATTTAACGTATATGTTCCCCCGGCAGAAAAAGTTTATGTTATTCGTAACTCAAGTGCTTATGATGCGACCATCTATTGCTCCACTGTTTTAAATAACACAACAGCGGCGGGCACGGGGGTCACGGTCCCTGCTAATAGAACCACCTTTGTATTCACCGATACTGCGAATGTAGTATCGGCTGCCAACTTCTTCCCTGCGATGAATTTGGCTTCTGCACTTTCGGTGGCCAATGGCGGTACGGGTGCGACTAGCTTCACCAGTGGGGCGATTCTTAAAGGTGCGGGTACTTCGGCGGTTACTACTGCAACGGCTGGCACGGATTACTTAGCGCCGCCTTCTGGCACTGCGATTGTCAAAGCAAACTCCGGAGGAGCATTAGCGAATGCGGTTGCGGGTACAGATTATCTAGCACCGCCTTCTGGCACTGCGATTGTCAAGGCAAACTCTGGTGGGGCATTGGCCAATGCGGTTGCTGGTACGGATTATTTGGCCCCGCCATCGGGCACTGCGATTGTCAAGGCCAACTCGGGGGGTGCGCTGGTCAACGCTGTTGCTGGAACAGATTATGTCAGCCCAACGGGGTCAGAAACACTAACCAATAAGACGCTAGATGGCCCGATTATCAATAATGGGTATACAGAGGAGGTATTTGCGGTTACTGGTACCACGCCTGCGCTGTCTCCTACTAACGGGTCAATTCAGACATGGACGTTGTCGGGGGCATCTACACCGACTGCGGGTACGTGGGCATCAGGACAATCCATCCTTTTGATGATCGATGATGGCACGGCATATACAGTGACATGGTCGTCGTTGGCGGTAACGTGGAAAACGGGAGGAGGCACTGCGCCTACGCTACTGACTAGCGGATACACGCCAATTGTGTTGTGGAAGGTAGATAGCACCATTTACGGCGCTCAAGTGGGGAATGCATAATGTTAGCCGTTAAAGCATTATCTGCTGCCAGACTCACACAGGAATTTATTGCGGTAGGTTCTGCTGTTTACCCTTGGTATTCTTCTGGGTTTGGCACTAAATTTTCAGACCCGTCATCTGGCCCCGGATTTATTGATGGGGTGGCTTTTAGCCCTTCTGGAAATGCGGTTGCATTTGCCCATGCTCCACTTTTTTGGCCAAATTTTGCAACAGGGAATACCTGCCTTTCTGTATATGCCTTTTCCTCTCTTGGCTTTGGGTCACGATACAGTGACCCAAGTACACGACCGGTAGGTCGAGGAAACAGAACGGCCTTTTCTCCTTCTGGAAATGCAATTGCTGTTACTTCTGAAACTTTCACAGGATTTTCAGATGGCATAACGCAATCAGGATCGCCTTACATTTGGGCGTATTCTTGGTCTGGTTCGGGGTTTGGCAGTAAGTTTAGTAACCCAGCTACCCTACCTTCTGGAACGGGGGCAGTAGGTTTGGCTTTTACTAATGCTGGAGATGCCATAGCGGTTGGGCATAATAGTTCGCCTTATATCAGCGTATACCCTTGGTCAGGGTCTGGATTTGGAAGTAAGTTTAGTGATCCAGCTACTGTTCCTACAGGGACAGTGAACGGTATAGCTTTTACTCCTTCTGGAAATGCATTAGCAGTAGCCCATAATACCTCTCCTTATGTGACGGCTTATCCTTGGTCTGGCTCGGGGTTTGGTACTAAATTTAGTAACCCAAGCACCTTACCTACATCAACTGGCACAGGAGTGGCGTTTAACCCCGCTGCTAATGCTTTAGCCGTCTCTATTGATGGGGCTTCTCCTTATTTAAGTGTTTATTCTTGGTCAGGGTCAGGATTTGGTTCTAAATTTAGTGATCCAGTAACACTGCCTCCCGCCGGTGGAAGAACACCAGCCTTTAACCCTTTAGGTAATGTCATAGCAGTTGGTACTTCGATTTCTCCTTATGTACGGGTTTACCCATGGTCCGGCTCAGGATTTGGTACGGCATTTAGTAATCCTTCTACCTTACCTTCTAGGGGTTATGGTTTGGCATTTGGGACAATATTATGATTAATAATTCATATAAAAAAGCATTATTGACTAGCGCATTAGAAGCTAGGGCAAATGAGATAACTGAATATCAAGTTAATATTGATAATTTTCAGTTAGCGATTGCAAAAATAGATGAGGATGAATATTTACAAGAATTTAAAAAACAGCTAGAAGAGTTGCTCGAGTCTTCTTTGTTTGAGCAAGCTAAAGCAAAAATTATGTTTGAAGTTATTCAGTCTCAGTTAGAGGAATAGATCATGTATGCAAAAATCGTAGATGGTCAGGTGAACAAGTATCCTTACTCTATTCTGGAGCTAAGAAAGGATAATCCACAAGTATCCTATCCAGAAAATCCAAATGAAGAAGTTTTAAATAGTCTGGGGATATTTTCTATAGTGCCTGAAAATCCTCCAACATATAAACAGGCCACTCAGCGTTGTGATCGAGTATTGCCGACATTTCAAAATGGAAGATGGGTAGAAACTTGGCAGATTTCTGAGTTATCGGATATAGAAAAGGAACAAGTAAAAGCACAAAAGGAACAAGAAGTTCGTGCAACGCGTGATGGATTTTTACTTTCCAAAGTAGATAGTATTAGCCATATACGATGGTCTGTTATGGCAGATGAACAAAAGGAAGCTGTATTGGCTTATCGCCAAGCGCTTCTTGACGTGCCGCAGCAGGAAGGATTTCCTTGGGAAGTCTCTTGGCCAGAGCCGCCAGAGCTTTAACGCTTTTAGCGAGGATACAAAATGCCGCTCCAAAAGCTCCAGTTTCGCCCCGGCATAAACAATGAGATGACCACGCTTGCCGGTAAGGGCGGCTGGTTTGATGGCGACAAAATACGATTTCGCGCAGGCTACCCAGAGAAAATTGGAGGGTGGGCCGCGCTTACCTATACGCAATTCATGGGCGTAGCACGTTCTTTATGGAACTGGGTAACGCTGAAAGACTTCAATCTATTAGGCGTAGGCACGAATTTAAAGTTCTATATCGAAAACGGTGGCACCTATAACGACATCACGCCTATTCGTTTCACCACGCCTGCGGGAGCGGTTACTTTTGCTGCGGTAACGGTAGCACCTTTTTCCTCTACGATTACGGTGACAGATGCAGGCCATGGCTGTAACACAGGGGACTTTGTTACCTTTAGCGGCGTAGATGCATCAGGCCTTGGCGGCAATATTACTGAAGCCATTTTGGAGCAGGAATATCAGGTCACGGTAACCAATAGCAGCACCTACACTATCCAAGCCCGTGCCGTTTCTCCCGTGAGTTCCCCCGGGGCGGCAGTGTTATCGAATGCTTCTGATAGCGGCAATGGCGGCGCATCGGTGGTTGCTGCTTACCAGATAAATACGGGATTATCTATTTACAGCGTAGGTACTGGCTGGGGCGCGGGCCCATGGAGCCGTGGCGGTTGGGGCTCGGGGTACACATCAGGAATCGGAGAACAACTTCGACTGTGGAGCCAAAAGAACTACGGAGAGGACTTGTTGTTCTCCCCTAGATACGGGGCACTATATATCTGGCAGCCGGGTTCGGGTACCACTCCTGCCGTGGGCACTCGCGGAACACTCGTATCTGGCACAGACGTTCCTTCTGAGATCGGTCAGTTCCTTATCTCAGATGCTACACGTATTAGTATTGCTTTGGGTTCAAGCGACTACGGTGCATATGGCACTGCAGATTTTGATCCGATGCTGGTTCGGTGGAGTGCGCAGGAAGATTATCTAGATTGGACACCCTCTGCCACTAACCAAGCAGGCAGTTATCGCCTGTCCTCTGGATCAGAAATCATTGGCGGGGTACAGACCCGTCAGGAAATTTTGATTTGGACGGATGCGGCTATTTATTCAATGCAGTATCTTGGGCCACCGTTTGTGTGGGGCTTCAACATCCTCGCAGACAATATTTCGATCATCAGCCCTAATGCAATGGTCACCGCTTCAGGCGCAACGTTTTGGATGGGCATAGACAAGTTCTACGTCTATTCAGGCCGGGTAGAGACCTTGCCATGCTCTGTCAGGAAGTACGTGTTTTCTGATATCAATATAGATCAGTCCTTCCAGTTCTTTGCGGGCACCAATGAGGGGTTTTCAGAGATTTGGTGGTTCTATTGCTCCGCTGATTCAAATACCATTGATCGCTATGTGATCTACAACTATCTGGATCAGGCTTGGTACTTTGGGGAAATGGGTCGAACTGCATGGCTTGATTCGCCTTTACGAAGCTACCCCATGGCCGCGACTACGGGGAACTTGATTGTGTATCACGAGGCTGCTGTTGATGATGGCACAACCAACCCGCCTAGCCCAATTACTGCGTATATCCAATCGTCTGACTTTGATATAGGCGAGGGCAATAACTATGGCTTTGTGTGGCGGATGGTCCCTGATGTGACGTTTAATGGATCGACAACCGCGAACCCTTCTCATCCTGAGGTAACGTTTACCTTGCGCCCAAGAAGAAACCCGGGTTCTGCGTATACAGTAAACAACAGCCCAGAAGTTGCTTCGACACAAAGTTATCAGTCGCAGCAGTACTACACCGTTCAAGAGTTCACAGAGAACGTGTACACACGCGCTCGTGGGCGACAGATGGCATTAAAGATTGAGTCTAGTACGTTGGGTACGCAGTGGCAGTTAGGTGTGCCGCGTATGGATATTCGTTCAGATGGCAGACGTTGATGACGACCAATATTGTTACAACAGAACTGACGCAACTAGGCAGGACGAGAGCGCCTGCTTTGCCTTTTGCGCCAGTTGAGTATGACAGAAGGTATCAAGATGATCTTAACAACATCCTGCGTTTGTATTTCAACACGCTAGATAACTTTATTGCGCAGCTTATGGCTAATACATCGACCCTCCCGATATCAATTGGTGGCACCAATACGGATGCCTTTGGGCGACTGCGGGTAAGTGAGCCGTTTACGCTGTTTGATAGTCAGAGCCGGTACGCTGCAGATAATCAGTTTGATACATCCACATCAGGTACGGGTTCGTCTACTTTTAATTCCAACCAATCTAGCGTAAGTCTGGCGGTGACGGGTGGTGGTGTGGGTTCCGTGGTCCGCCAAACTTATCGCTCGTTCCCTTACCAGCCGGGTAAGGGTTTGCTTTTGTTGGCGACATTCTTGATGGATAACGGAACGTCTGCCAATCTGAATCAAAAGGTGGGGTACTTCAACACACAGAACGGCGTGTTTTTCCAGCGGACTTCCGGGGTCAACTCGTTTGTCATGCGCTCCAATACATCGGGCACTCCTTCAGACTCTCGTTCCGCGACCCAAGCAAATTGGAATGGCGATAAATTAGATGGTACTGGGGAAAGTGGCTACACGTTGGATTTGACCAAGCCTCAGATTCTTTGGATGGATTTTGAGTGGTTGGGCGTTGGCTCCGTGCGTTGCGGATTCATCATTGATGGCCAGTACATTGTTTGCCACACGTTTAATACAGCCAATACATTCGGCACCACGGTCTACATGACCACGGCGATTTTGCCCGTGCGGTATGAGATTACTACGACGACTTCAGCGGTAGCTGCCACACTTGTGCAGATTTGTTCGTCGGTTATCTCTGAGGGCGGGTTTGAGCAGACTTCAATTGACCATGTGGCGCGGCGCACTACAACCTTTTCTGGGATTGACACAGCGGCGACGTTCTATCCCATTGTCTCTATCCGGTTGGCTTCTGGCCGACTGGGTTCGGTGGTGCTGCCAAACAGGGTACAGTTTTTGCCGCTGACCAGCCAGAACTATGAGATAGCGTTGTTGAAGAATCCGACGTTGACCGGGGCGACATGGGCGGCTACGGTACCTAGTGACAGTAATGTAGAGTTTGATGTTGCTGCTACAGCAATATCGAGTGTAGGTACGATTGCTCAAACGGACTACATTACCAGTACAGGCAGTGGCGGTACAGCTAACACTTCGGTAGCAACTGGGTACAACTGGGACTTGCAGCTTGGCGCGTCCTTAACGGATGTTAGTGACATTTACACGTTGGCGGTTCGCACGGTCAGTGGAGCGACAACCGGCAGTGGCGTAGGATCGCTCTCCTTCTATGATTTAACGCAATAATGCTGGATAATTCAGGCAATTGTTCTTGATAGGAAACGAACATGGCGACTAACGAACAAGGCATTATGGCGTTGCCGGAAGGGCAACAAGCAGCCATGCCGCAACTGAGCTACATGGACTCTTACGACGCGGTTCGGCAGGGCTTCAAACAAGCCCGTCCGGACGTGGACATGGAAGTCCAAGAGGCTATGGATCAAATGCGGGCAGGGCTTGATCAGGTATCTGATGAGCAATTACAGGCGCTAATTGATCTTGTTCAAGCCTTATATGAAAACCCGGAGCAATACGCTGAGGAAGTCGCACAGGCAGTTAAAGATGGCGACATTGATGCGGGGATTTTTCCAGAGGAGTATGACGAAGAGTTCTTGTCAACGCTCCTAGCAGTATTAGTGGATGAACAGCGTTCCCGTGGCGCGGGTACTGGCATGATGACCCCGCCTCCACAGCAATTTGCTCGTGGTGGCATTGCTGAAGCAGCGCGGATCGTGGCCAGCCAAGGCCGTAACGGGGACACCAT